CACGTGCACCGATCACAGAAGCAACACCGATCCCAGAACAGGTGCAACCGTTCCAAGCAGGACGGCTTGGCACATTGAAGGTCAATGCACAGCCACAAGTGCCGATCCGTGGTGAAGTGACTGGTGGCGAGACGAATGCATACAACATTCCTGGCACCGAACAACCGATCACACCAACAATCGTTGTTCGTCCGCAGCCACCCGAGACAAGTGTGCCGCCACCTGTGCCGGTGCCAGTGCCGCGCAACGAACCGATGCCGGTGCCGTCATCGACAACGGTGCCGCCGCAGTTGCTTGAAGAGTTGACGCAACTTGTCGAAGGCAACTTCCCATCACGTCCGGTCACGGTGCCGAATGCACCCGGTCCACGCAACATCGCGATTGGCACCGCACCACCCGATGTGCAAGCAGTTCCGCAAGCACCACGTGCTGCTGGTCCACGCTTGCCGAAGCCGTCACTCACTCGCGACGATGTGCGGCCAGAGATGTCGCTGCGTGATGCAATGATCCAACGCATGCTTGGTCGAGGCCGTCGATGAGTGAACGCGGTGAACCGCCAGTTCTTCGTCTGGCTGACGGTCGTGTTGTCATGCGTGGTGGTCGTGTTGTCAATCTTGCTGGTGACGGAACTCCTATTGATCCTGTAGATCAGGCTCCGTTGTTAGTGCCCCAACAACCGTTGTCGTCACCACGCGAGTTTCGTGCACCGACGCGTCGGCACATGAAGGACATCCCCGACACGCTGCGCAACGCGAATGCGTGCGCGGTTGTGATCGCATACACGCTCTACGGGTTGGATGACTACGAACTGTGCACGGCACTGAACATTAGCGACGAGCAACTCACCCGCATCCGTGAGAGCGAGACCTACGACCACATGCACATGGCGTGTGTCGGGTCAGTGCTTGAGTATGAGACCGATAATGTTCGGGATGTGTTCAGGCAACATGCACGCACGGCTGCATCGGTGCTCGTTGACACACTGCACAACGGAACACGCGGTGAACGCACTGCGGCAGCGAAGGACTTCCTCGACCGCAGCGGACACCGGCCAGTTGACATCGTTGAGCATCGACACCGGATGGAAGGCGGACTTGTCATCGAAGTGGTGAAGAAGAACCCCGCCGAACAAGCACCGCCAATCGACATGGAGATTGAGTGATGACAATTCGTGAGGATCGCCACGGCAATGCGGTGCAGGCATCGCGTCCGTTCTCGTCGCAGGCGGTTGCTGTTGGTCCGGCAAGTGTGTTGTTGGCACCATTCGCTGTCAATCAAGATCGACCGGTGCGTGCGGATGACGGATCGACGCAGCCAGTGACGAACAACCACACACGGCACATTCGTGTCGTGTCAACGGTTGCATGTTGGATCTCATTCGGCACCAATCCTGTTGCTGCACTGCGCTCAACATCGAGCATGTATATGCCAGCGGGGTTGCCCGAATACTTCTGGGTCACAGTTGGCGAGCAGTTGGCTGTGATCCAAGACTCTGCTGCTGGCTTCCTGTATGTTAGCGAGCTAACAAACTAATGCTGTATCGTCCTGGCCTGCTTGGTCGGTTGCCATGTCCGCAGGATTGGTATGTGCCATCTGCGCCACCAACCATCAATGTTGACTTTGGTGCAGGGGTGCTTCCGAGTGGATGGACATTCACCCGTGCGAGCACGGGCACTGATAGCACGTATCAGGACAACCCAAATCAACAGACATACAACACACTAGCGGCCAACGCACCGCTCATCAACCAGTGGGGCATCAAGTGTGAGCCGCAGGCAACCAACTACTACCTCAACAGTGATGCACCCGCAACGCAGTCGATCACGTGCACACTCGGCCAAGTCGTCGTCGTGTGGTTCGTCGGCAGTGGATCGCTCAACTGCACAGCAGGCACAGGCACATTCAACAATCTTGGCTTCGTTGTGCCGAACTCGTGGCGCACAATCACATGCACCGCTGCTGGCACGTTCCAGATCGTTGCATCTGGCACCGTCTACCGTGTGCAGGCTGAGACGAATGGCAGCAACTTCCCGACTAGCTACATCCCGACGACCGCAGCGGCAGTTACGCGTCAAGAGACGCGATTGAACGCCAACTTCTTTGGTGGACAACTCAATCGACTGAATGGCACTTACTGGATTGAGTTGATGCGGTTCAGTGTGGGTAGTGGTGAATATCAGAAGTTGCTCACCTCTGGCACCGGATCGTATGTGTCGAATGCTGAGACCGACCAGATACAAGCTGTGCCTGGTGGTGCCGAAGCAACATTCCAAGTCTACACGCCAGCCGCCAACTCCGCAGGCGCAGTCAGTAGCAGTTCAGCGTTCACGCCGCAGATCATCTCGCGCATTGCAGCATCGTATGATCCGCAGCGCATTGCGATCTGTGCCAACTACGGCACGGTGACTGCCGGTTCAATTAGTGGCCGTCCATCGTCGCTGATTGCAGTCACACTCGGTGGCGGTCCTGGCACATCGCCTGTTGTTGTGCCGAACTGCTACTTCCGTGGCTTCCGTTACTGGCCCACTACGATGTCAGATCAGGAGTTGCATGAGTGCACCGGTGCCAGCTACTACGCAGGCAAGCCGGTGCTCGATCTCGATGGCACAGTTGCAAATCAGTGGCGCATGTGGACTGCATCACGCACCGCTGCAAATGGTGTGCTGACTGATGCAGTGATGGATGATGCAGCGGGCACAACGTGGAGCCAGTATGGAACTGGTGCCATTCCGCCAGGATCATTGCGCTTCACACCGAAGGGCATGTTGTTGGAGTCGGCACGCAACAACTATCTGCCGAACTCGGATGCACTTGCTGCAAGTGGTGTGACGGGCAACTTGGCTGCGACACAAGTCTACATGTTGACTGTGCGCGGTTCTGGCAGTGTGACGCTCACAGCGAACACGGTTGTCAGTCCTGGGTTGCCTGCCACTGCAACGCAAGGCGTGCCTGCATACATTGGGCCAATTGGGACAACCGGCACTGCCAACTTCACACGCACGGGCACAGTTGAACTTGCGCAGCTTGAGCAAGTCGGTGCAAACAATCCAGCCATTGGTCAAGATCAAGGACCGACGACACTCATCAAGACAACGAGTGCTGCGCAGAGCAGAACAGCCGAGGGCATCTCGATTGGCATCGGGCCGTGGTTCAATCAGGACCAAGGCACATACTTGATTGAGTTCATCATGAACTCGCGCATCACGGGCACATACATTTGGAGTGTGGACGACACGACAGGCAACAATCGTGAGCAGGTGTTCGCTGCATTTGGCAGTGGTGGCATGCTGACGTGGGGATCGAACACGATCTACCGAGGATGGAACCCTGGCCGCATTGATCCTGACGTGTCGCAGCAACCGATGCCAATCAAGACAACACTTCGACTTGTCGTGTCGGTGTCGAGTGATCGCAAGCGGCAGTTGGCAATGAATGGTGTGCTTGGGCAGACTGGCAATCTGCGGCAGTTTGGTGATGATGGACTCACACCGCGACTGATCCCGACGAAGATGGGGATCGGCATGAACCAATCAGGCAACATCTCACCAAGCATGTTCGTGAAGCGTTGGCGCTACTACGACTACGCAATCTTCGATGAGGCACTTCGTCTGCTGTCAATCCCGGATGGCCTCGATCTGTCATTCATGACAGGCACACTCGATGCACGCATCACGGTCACACGCGCGGGCACGGCAACATTCGTTGACTTCACTGGCACGATACTGACGGCAGGTGCCAACACGCCACGGCTTGACTATGATCCAGTAACGAAGGCTGCACTTGGGACGTTAGTTGAGGAAGCACGCACCAATCTGTTCTTGCAGTCAGGTGACTTCAACAATGCATCGTGGGCGAAGTCGAACTGCACGTTGTCTGCTGCAGTTGCTGCACCAGATGGCACGACGAGTGCTCGTGGCATCATCGGCAACAACACTACATTCGCATACTGTGCACAGAACGTAACGCTGACCGCTGGCACGACATACACCGCAACGACATTCTTCAAGGCAGGGACCGAAACTGTCGCGCGTCTGCTATTCCCAGGCACAGCATGGAATGATGCAGCCAACAGATACGCAACATTCACACTGACTGGTGCTGGGTCCAGCGTGAACACAGGCAACGGTGTAGTTGCAACCATACAGCAGTTCCCGAATGGCTGGTATCGTTGCTGCGTGACCGTGACACCAGACAAGTCTGGCGCTGCCGGCATACACCCTGCGCGCAATGCCAACATTGGTGACAACACATCTGTTCAATTCTACGCATGGGGTGCACAGATCGAAGCTGGTGCATTCCCAACCAGCTACATCCCGACGACAACTGCATCCGTCACACGCAATGCCGATGTGCTGACGATGCCATCTAATGTAGCATGGCGCAATCCAACAAGCGAGACGTGGCTCGGTGAGGTGATGGTTGCACCAAGTCAGAACGCAAGTGCTCGTGTGATTGGCTCATCGACATCCAGCCATGGCATGGTTGTGGTGCAGAATACAACCAACGGCCTAGCGTTTGATGGTGCGGGGCTGGTGCAGACAGCCAATGCACTGACACCGATGGCGGTGACGAAGATTGCTTCGACGTGGACCAACACGTTGGCAAAGGTGTGCATGAATGGTGGCGCGATTGCAACAACAACCTCCATGACTGCTGGCTTCTCAGCCGTCACCACGATCAAGTTCGGTGGTGACAGCAATCCAAGTGAGCAATTGAATGGTTGGCTGCGTCGTGTGCGCTATTGGGGCACAGCACTTGCCGACACCGTTCTGCAACAGATGACAACCTGATGGCACAAGCTCGATACCGCATCAACGAAGGTGGCATGCATGACATGTTCCACCGCTCGCGTGCGAAGTTGCAAGTCGTCGGTGGCGGCTACGGCAACGGCAAGACTGCGGCTGCGTGCATCAAGGCATTGAAGCTCGCCATCGAATACCCAGGCTGCAATGGACTAATCGCCAGATCGACGTATCCGAAGCTGAACGACACAATCCGGCGAGAGTTTATGCAGTGGTGTCCTCGTGCGTGGATCAAGCGCATGTATACGAAGGACGACAACACGCTGATCCTCACCAACGGGACCACGATCAACTTCCGCTACGTTGCGCAGCGTCGCCGTGAGCAGGAAGAAGCACAGTCGAACTTGTTGTCTGCTACCTATGACTGGATAGTAGTGGATCAGTTGGAAGACCCCGAGTTCGACCACAAGGACTTCATGGACCTTATTGGTCGCCTTCGTGGTGGGACAACATACGATGGTCAAGACAGGACGATGCCGAAAGTCGGACCACGTTGGTTCATTGCAACCCTCAATCCAACACGGAATTGGTGTTATCGGGAGATCATCAAGCCACTGCACGACTTTCGTCGCGGCGTCATCAATCCCAAGCTGATTTGTGAGGTGGATGCAGACGGCAAACCTGTGCTTGTCGATGGGCGGCCAAAACCTGTTGTCGAGTTGTTCGAGGGATCGACATACGAGAACGTGGATAACGTCGGCGAGGATTACATCAAGACGATGCTCGCGACTTATACGGGCAGCATGCGCGACAGGTTTGTGTTTGGGCATTGGGGCGCGCTCTCCGGGTTGATCTACCCGACGTTCGATGAAGCAACACACGTCATGCCGTTCACCGATGCGCATGAATACTTGCGGCAACTGAAGTATAGCGGCTACCGACCAACATGGATAGAGGGATATGACCACGGACTCATGCGACACTCGTGCTACGGGCTTTTCTTCGCTGACGATGACAACAACATCTTCCTCGTTGATGGCTTTCGCGAAGCGGAGCAAACGATCTCTGTCAGCGCCCAAAGGATCACGGAAATCCGCCGACGCTACGGCCTCGAAAACAGCGACATGCAGCCAATCTTTGCCGACCCCGACATCTTCCGTCGCAAAGCCGGCAACTCCCAAACCGTCGGCCAAACAGTTGCTTCGCTCTTTTCAGATGAAGGCATCGACATGCAGCGAGGCAACAACGACATCAACGCAGGGATCAGCAAGAACTGGCAGTATCTCACGGTGGACCTCGGACACGAACATCCCGTTAGCACGCTAACAGGATCGCCCCATTTCTTCGTGTGCGACAACTGCGATTGGTTCATCGACGAGATCACCGAGTATTACTTCAAGCGTGATACGAGTGACGAGATCAGCGACAAGCCCACAGATCGCAACGATCACGCGATGGACATGTGGAAGTATGCGATGACGCAGCGTCCGAAGCTGGCGAAGTATGTCGGCACACCAAATCAGCCCCCGGCGTGGATGAGTTGGCACGAGATTGACCGAGCCGAGAAACAGAGAGCGAAGCCGAGGCACAGATGAGTCCAATCGTCCTCATACTTGTCGTCGTCGTGATCATCATGTTGTTCGGTGGCGGCTACTACGGCTACCGTGGCACGGGCGGTCCATACGGATACGGCATCGGTGGCATCGGCTTCGTGCTGTTGATCATCCTTGTCGTGTTGCTGCTGACTGGTAGGTTGTAATGAGTGGCAGTTACGATCCCACCGACCCGAACTCCATCGACCTCGATGGTCAGGACACGATGGATGGCGTCAATCGTGCAATGTCTGAGGCTGGCATTGAAGAAGACGATGATGCAGAGCCGACAACGCCAGTCTACAAAGTCATGCCCGACAGCCGCATTCCGGTGTCGAGCAAACGTGGTTCGTTCTGGAAGGCACGGAAGGAAATCGGGCAACGTGCAATCGGTGATCTGTGCGATGCATGGGATGAAGCCGTTCGTTATTACAATATGGATCAGTCCGAACACCGAGACGGATCACCGGCATCTCCTGGCTACAGCGGCAATCGCTACTTGGCGCGACGACTGAACGAACGCAACACCGCGACCGAGAACATCGTCTTCGCCAACGTGTCGTCGCAAGTCCCCGAGCTGTATGCAAAGAACCCAATCGTCTCGATGACTTCGCAACCGGGCGACAGCACCGATCCGCAGTATCGTGGCGACGGTGAAGCGTTTGCGCGTGCAGGCGAGAAGCTGATCAATGCACTGTTCGGTATGAAGGGTGCACCGGGCGTCAATCTCAAGAACAAAGCGAAGCGCAACGTGCTGATTGCGCTGCTGATGAACCGCGCGTGGTTCGAAGTCGGCTACGTGCAGAAGGATCAGTCGAGCGAGCAGGCGCTACAGAACATTGTCGAGCTATCGGACAAGCTCAAGAAGGCCGACGATGTGGATGACATCAAGCAGATCGAACAAGAACTGTATGCACTAGAAGAGAAGGTCGAGTTTCTGCAACCGAGCGGCCCATTCTGCCGCATCCGCATGCCGTCGCAAGTGATTGTCGATCCCGACAGTGACGATCCGTATGGATGCGACGCGAATTGGATGCTCGTTGAGGACATGCTGCCGACCGACTACATCAATGCCGTCTACGGACAACGCGATCCCAACAACGAGGACGTTGTTCGCAGCATCTACGAGCCGACACACATCTTGTCGGGTGGCACGTCGTCAAGCAACGACCAAACTGACATGGGCACGAACAACTTCTCGCTGTTCAACAAGGATGCACCTTACAAGAGCTACGGCTTCAACGATCAAGCGACGTTCGACAAGGCCAAGCGCACCAAAGTTTGGTATGCATGGGACAAGGTGACGCGTCGATTGGAGATGTATGCCGACAACGACTGGAAGTGGCCGATCTGGGTGTGGGATGATCCATACCAGTTGCAGAACTTCTTCCCACTCACACCGCTGTGGTTCCACGACAACCCGATTGGCACATACGCCAAGGGCGAGGTGTCATACTACCTCGATCAGCAAGACCAGATCAACGAGATCAACGATGAGCGTCGCCGCTCGCTGTATTGGGCACGACGCAACATCTTCTTCGATCCCGACAGTGGCGTGACGCAGGAGATGGCGAACAAAGTCCTCGAAGGACCGAAGCCAACTGCAACACCGCTCAAAGTGCCCGAGGGCAAGAAGCCAGAAGACATGATCTTCACCATCGTGCCTCCATCAAGCAACTTCTCATCGCTGTTCGACAAGAAGGACCTCTATGCAGCCATCGACCGTATTGCTGCTACATCTGAAGCACAGCGTGGTGGTGAGTTCAAGACCAACACCACGAATAAGGCGATCGATTACTACAGCACTATGGGCAACATGCGCATGGATATGCGCCTGGACGCTATAGAGGACGCAATTGCGGACGTGGGATGGAAACTGCTTCAACTATGTCTGCGCTTTATGGACCCTGCTACCGTTCAGTCACTTGTCGGGATGGATGTTACGCCGTTCTGGCGATCCCTCGATCCGCTACGGGACATGAACAGGTGGTCGGTGCAGTGTGTTGGCGGTTCCACGCAGAAGTTGAGCAGCCAAGCGAAGAAGCACGACGCGGTGGAGATCGGCCAAATCTTGTCTCAGTATGTCAAGGCTGCACCTGCTACGGTTCTCAAGGCTTCACTGCGTATGTTCAGTGAAGCGTTCGATGGGTTCACGGTGACGAAGGAAGATTGGGCAGCGATTGATGCCGAAGTCGAGAAGACACTTCTCGCAGGACAGGGAGGTGCACCGGGTCAACAGCCTAATGTTCCGGCTGCGCCACCCGGTGATGCGAATGCAGGTGCAACACCTGCGGGCGCACCACCCGGAGGACCATTGCAACTCGCTGTCATGGTCACGAAGGCTTTGGAACAACTGCCCCCACAAGTGTTGCAAGCTATTGGAGTGGCTTTGGCACAAGGTGCACCACCTCAAGCGATACTAGCGCAGATGTTGCAAGCATCTGGTGCTGGTGGCGGCGGCGCACCGGGTGGTGGACCGACGAATGGTGTTAGCGCACCAACACCGCAACCATCACCAACACCGAACGCAGCACCATCGGGAGTTCGTCTGCAATGAGCGGATCACAGAGCACAGAAGACTTCATCCTCAACAACATCCCCGGAGTTGACGATGCATCCGGTGACACTGGTGGCACTGGCGGTGGTGATAGCGGTGGCGCTGGCGGTGATAGTGGCAGTGGTGCTGACGGTCGAACTTCGAGCGCGGAACCAACATCGACTACACAGCAGCAGACGGGACAAGACATTCCGCGTCGCCATGATGGATTGGTTGAGCGGCAGAGTGCGACCGACGCACGCACGCGCGATCTCGTTGATCCGCGCACGGGCCGCACGGTCGCTCGCGGCGGGATCGAACGACACGTCTTCGAAGAAGGACAGCGGCACGCACGAGAGAACGTAACTCTTCGGTCGCAGCTCAATGCAGTGCAGCAGCAACTCGCCAACACGAGCGAGACCATGCGTGTTGCGAACGAAATCCAACTGTCGCCAGAGAACCAAGTCATCGCACTGCGTGTGATGGGCGACTTCTTGAAAGACCCCGTTCGCACTTTGCAGTCACTCGTTGAAGAAGTGAAGTCGAAGGGCTACCAAATCCCATTCCTGACCGAAGGCGTGTCGCCAGGAATGGACCTCGCAGCGATCCAGCGCATGATCGACGCGAAGATGTCGCCC